TTAAATCTTAAAGTTAGCCGTCAACACTTCCACCTTAGACTTACGCTTACCGCTCTTAGCATTCACTGATACATTCTGTTCAATGGCCTGGCTATACCACCCGTTGTCTTTCGTATACCTGGTAAGTATATCAGATGGATACGAGGACAGTATAAACTTACCTTTCATCGATGCTGCTGATGATAAGAGAGCTATAAAGTCAGCTTCACTATAACCATCGTAATGACCGCAGTCACTATTGAAGTATGGCGGATCAAGATAAAAGAACGAGTCTTCAGTATCCCTACTGGTTATTACTCTTAACGCATCTGTACACTCGATTTGTACATTCTGCAACCTGATGGCCAGGTCTTCAGTAAAGGCAGATCGCTTATTACAAATCTTCTTTGTTGTGGTGTGTTCTAAGCGCTCATAGCCCCAGGAGCCGTCGAGCATTGAGCTAAACGATTGGGACGCTGTTACCCATAAAGCCCAGGCCCTTTTGATCTCGCTGAACATATCAGGGTTGTTATATATTACACTGGCCTGCCTGAATTGGTGGCGACTGTGTAACGTGATCCTGATCTCCTTTTCAAGAGAAACAAAATCATTCTGAACAACCCGGTAGAAGTTGATCAGCTCCCTGTTGGTGTCGTTTAAGACTTCAACGTTTGATTGTGGTTTGGAAAAGAACACAGCTGCGCCGCCAAGAAACGGCTCACAGTATAGGTTGTGAGCCGGTATAAGTTCAACGATGCGCTTACATAATTTTTGCTTTCCCCCGTAATAACTGATCGGGGTTTTAATACTGATTTTTGTCATATTTAAACACTATTTAAAGGCTTTTTAATCGCTGCTTTGCTTTCCCTTAAATAGGCTTAATTACTATCGAACTTTACGGATTTTGAATACTACCAGGTACGGTTGCATGTTATTGTGAGATGCCGTTGCAGGAGCTGAGGATTTCATCGATTTGATATAATATTCAGGATTACCACCACCATCACCTGGCTTGGCATGTGGCCCATCCAATTCATTAACCGTACCTGGAGGAGTTGCCGTTTCATTGACAGTATTCTTATGGGTAATCTCACCTTCGAAGTCACCACTTGTATAGATATGCTGAATGCCGGTTATAGGATCAGTCATACGGCCTTCTCCTATAAATGTACGTCCCTGTGCATCAGGTTGACCGTCCATACCGTTCATTAAATGCCAGTCCAACATATCAACCGTTACGCCGTTTCCGCTTTCGTCGAACTTTGCTTTAAAAGCTGCAATCTCATCAGTATCAGTGAATACAAACTCCCTGATTTGTCCTTTTACAGCGGAAGCAGTAATCCTGGCATCGATATAGCCTTCAAAGGTCAATAACGTTAAGCGTATAACCAGTTGCCGCGCGTTGCCGCCCACTGTATTACCTACAACACCTTTGGTTTCAGTGTAGACATTTTTGGTAGTTGTATCAAAAAATACCACCGGCCCTGATGTAACCGGTGCGCCGGTAATAATAGATTTTGTGCCGTCTGCTATGATGTTATTAGCGCCATCAAAGCGCATTACCTGGCCGTTAATGTAAACGATACCCGGAGCTATGCTTACAGTCCCATCGTTATTGTTGGTGACAGCACAGCCCGACAATACAACGTCAAAGCTTATGCTGCCTAATATAGAGTTACCCAGGGCCGTTAGTTCACTTTGAACGGTCAATAGGTAATCCTGGTAGCGGCGATAACCGCCCGAAAGTGTATTTAAAGTCTTCATACTATTTCAACTGAAAAGGTGCGTGATGTAAAATTGTATCTGCTTACAAAGGCATAAATGGCCTCGTATGAACTGGTTAAACTGGCCGGTATCCTTACTATGTAGTCTACTTCGGCCTGGTATTCGCCATCAAGAAAATCATACTCAGCAGGCTCATGATCTTCTGATTCTAAAAAGTCAAATTCATGCGGGCTTGGCTCGGTACTTAAATAGATGTATGCCTTAGCCAGGTAATCACCCGGATGTATTATTTCAATGGTATTATCGGCAAACTTATCACGCAGGGCCTGGCGCAGCCTGTTGACCTGGCAGGTGATCGTTACCTCAGCATCCATTTGGGTTTTAAAGGCAAGGAAATCATCATGCTTTTGTATTACAGTGTACAGCAGCGCATTTAACCAGGCCGTAATTTTAGGCTTACTGAAGATCGGCCTCAGATAATCAGTAATGAGCTTAGGTACATTCAGGCTATAGTTCATGCTGCGACATAGGTTAAGGTTGTACTCAATGGGAAGTCCGGATCAACTATAAAGTAGCCTGCTTCAGCCTGGTAGCTTGATACTATATCAGCATAGGCGCCTGTACTCGGCTTTGCGGCAACTTCTACTACAAACACCTGGTCATTGATCACTGCCGGAATGGCTTGTATGGCATCGATCAGCTTATTGATATAAAGCACTCCGTCAAAGTCGATGGTATCAAGGTAATTTGTAATTGCAGCTTCTACCTGGCTCTTAATGGTTGGCAGATCACCCTGTGGGTTATAATAAATTTTTAAGAACAGCTTTAGCATATCAGCGGGGAAGCTCTGCACGACCGGGGTAATTCCGCAAGGCCTTTGCTCCTCAGCATAGCTTTGTGCACCGGCTATCTCGTCGTCAGTCAACACCTGTGGCACGCCATCTACCAAAGTGGCACATTTAAGCAATGCAAGTCCGCCCTGGCCCTTAACAGAACACAGGTTAATAACCTGCTTAGTGGTATCAATAGCCGCATATTGAAAAAAGTTATTAATGAACTGAAGCAGATCGCCGTGCTGATAAGCAAGCATCGTTTGCTGCCACCAGGGATCAGTACCGAATTGCTTTTGCTCAACGGTGGTTTGTATTGCTGCCTGATAATCGTCCTGTTGTCTCTGAAAAAGGTTTAATATAAAGGCAATACACTTCCGGTACACCTTATATAGTGCGATGTTGCTTGTACTGTTAAGGTCGACGAGCTCAGGCGCTGCCGCAACCTGTGCGTCGATAGAATCCTCTATTTCCTGTATTGTCTGTGCCATTATCTTGTTCCGTCAGCGTTAAAGTCTATGGTTGAATTGATAACTATTTTTGTACTTGTACATCCATCTGCCTGAAATTGTAATTGGATGTCTTGTTTCAGCGTGTCGGATTCCTTTAGGCCGAAACGACCTTTTAACCGGCGAAATATCCCAACACCAGTGATCGGGCTGCACCGGATCATGCCGGGGGTCGCTATGATCACGCCCTGATTGTGCTGATCGTCTGACGGGCCTATAACCTGGTCACCGCCCTGGATCAGCATATCCATATCATCATCTAATAAGAAGTCCTGTACCATCAGTGCGTTATTTTTGTGTCTTCTAAATCTGAAACTTTGGTTTTGGTAAGGCTATCGGGTACACTGGCGGACGTAGGAGCGCTTATATCACCGCCTGCTTTTACTCCCGGGTGCGTATGCCCCTGGTATGAGGTTAAGTGATCGTTCACCGTTTTCTCCAGGTTGTTCAGCTTATCCACCAACGGCTTAATATTTACAAGCCCGTTGTTATTGCCACCATTGAACTGAATAGAGGTTGCATCGACCGTTACATTACCGTTACCGCTTGCAGTGATCTTAACCGTTTTGGCTACCAGGAATACCACGCTTTCATACCTTGATGCCTTTATTAAAAAGGTATTGAGGTGATCATTATCGATCAAGCCGACAACCACCACCGCGTTCAGCTCAGGATACCGGACAATGTCTGAGCGCACATCACCGGAATGATCCAACGCTTCCAATTTTACATCCAGGTAATCCGCACCACCGTCAATGGGCGTTACAACGCAGGTATCAGCATCCTTATCAACTGTTTTTACCGTTCCCTGCACCATCACAATAACCTGGTCACCGGCCATCGTTTTAATATGGTTCTTTATCACGCTGCAACCTTCCTTCCTATTTCAATCGTGCGCCTGTAGCCATCGTTATCATAGTGCATCGTGGTTTTATCAATGAAGTACTTGCCTTCAGTTTCAGGGTAAAGGCGGTTTACCAGGTGAGCGATATCGCCATGCCTGGAGTAAGGCGCACCAAACGCTTTTAATGTGCCCTGGTATCCTCCGATCTTATACTTCTTGATCTGATCGTTAACCAGGCGCTCCAATTGCTCTTCTGTTTGGTTATACCATCTCAGCACGATCTCATCACCGTCAAACTTGCCTTTTGCTTTGCCGTTTGAGGTGTTATATTCTTCACCACCGGCATCGGTCGCCGTAAATTCGAGTGTCTTGCCACCAGGCAACATGGAAATGCCTTTTACACGTACCTTATAATCTTCAGGCACTTTATACACGAGCTCGTTACCATCTGCCGGTACGTTTCTTTGGAAGTGATAGATCACTTCGGTTTTAGCCGACAGATCATAGGCAAAACCCACGTTCAACACCTGATCCTGGAAGTAGCTGATCAGGCCGTATTGCTCCTTAATGCTTGACAGCACCTTAGCAGCTGTGGCCCGGTCGATGCGGTAAGCCGGTAGCTTCAGATCAATCACCTTTGCCTGGCCCGGATAGATGAAAGTGATTAAATCCTTCAGAGCTACATTTTTGAATGAGCCGGTGAAGGATGTTTGCTTCAACTGCCACATCTGATCCTCGCAGAATATGGTAAAGGGTATTTTAGTATCGAGCCTGGATACATAACCAACAAACTCCTGGTTCATTACGCCGTTATACCCGGCCCGGATCGATACTGTGCTGCCGCGCTTAATGATGGTATTGATATCACCATTAAGTATCCTGATATTACGGGGCATCATGATCTTGGCGGTATCGGTTAAGGTCTTCCAGGAGCTTTCTACCTCAACATGGTTTACACGAGTGATGACCAGGTTCTTCCCGGTCACCACATCAGTAATAATTATTTCTATTGAGGGAATAAGCATCCTTTTATTTCAGGGTTATTAATGTTAATGGCAGAATCGTTGCGTCGATACTTGCTTTTAAAATATTGGTACTCCAACCGATGGGTGTATAACCGGCTTTCGGATCAACCCATGCATCCATCTCCTGGCCGTTGGTTTTGAAATACTTTACCTTGTTGTAGCTGATATTGATATCGGAACTGGAGGCTCCTGAATAGTTGCCATAGCAAAGGCCGCAATTTGAATAAGGAGTAACAGCTCCATAAATGGTATTATGATCCATCTTGATATGCGTTCCGCCTTGTACCTGCATACCAACGAAACCACCATTAACAACCACATTGTATCTCGCTACCTGGTAAGAGCCGCCTTGATCGCCCAGGACGATACCTGCGCCACCGCCGCTTGTATTATAATACTGGCCTCCTCTGATGTAATTACCGATTACCTGGATAGAATCACCTGGCAAACCATTTGATTTATACACGCTCAAACCGTCTTCCGGTTTACCGACACCAGGGATATCCTCGCAATGGTTATAATTGATTTGACTGCCACCGCCGCTGATATTAACAAACTGAACATAGTTGCCACCAGGGTAAGGGCCATTCATGTTAAGGAATTGATTATTATTAACCTTTACAGTAACCGAGTTTTCAGCATGCACACCCGATATGCCCCCTGTAACAAAGCAGTTTGTCATGGTGATGTTTCTGCAATTGTCAGTCATGTAAACCTCATACTTTGCGGCGTTAGCTAACCGGCAGCCGTCGATAGTAACATTACTGCAATTGTCCAGGTATATGCAATAAGTCCCCCCTGTGATGGATAAACCACTAATGGTAAAATTGCTTTTACCCTTATAGGTCACAGGCAGAGAAGTAAGATAACCTGACGGCGCTTTATACTTCAGCGTGTCATACTTAACTACCGAAGTAGTGACCAGGGTAGTAGTTTTAACTACTGTGTCTAAATTGGCTAATACGGTGCGCGTGACCGTTTGAGCGAATGCCCCGATGGCTGCCACCAGGAACATGAGGGATAGGGCTGTTTTTTTCATATTAGTTGTTATAAAAATTTGCAATAGCGGTTACGTAATCCGGCTCTCTGTCTGCAAGTCCCTTAGCAACGTGCGTATCGAAAGCTTCTTTCTCAGCCACTAATGCAGTAAGTGGCACTTGTTTAGTATCGGCCAGTGACCAGTTACCGTCACCGTCTTTTACCATTTCTTTCCATTGCACATAGGCTTTTTTCACCTCGTGGATGTCACTGTTGGCCTGAAACCATACTGTGAGATTTGCGTTGATTTGTAAGTTCATAGTGTTTTATTTAGTTTTGAGTATGAAAATCAATCCCGATCACGACCCATACAGAAGCCTTAAAGTGTTCGGCGTTATATTTGCTGTCTCGATAGTCTTTCTTGTTATTATTTCCAGAAATGACCATGCACCGACTATTGCTGAGAAGAACCTTGACATCAAAATAAGAGCATGGCAAGACAGCTTAGTAAAATATGAAGGAGGCCCACCATCCACAGATGCCTTTAAAAAGGAGAAGGGGTTTCGAGACAGCCTTGCAAAATATTCTCCTTTTGAGAGATAGAAATTTATCTTCATCATTTAAGGGTTTGTTAAACTAAAGCCATTATTATTTAGCGTTGCCGGGCCTGTTAGGGTATATATACCCTTTACGGATACATTACCCAATAGCCTTTTAGCTCCTGAACCGGCAAGCGTTAGGTTTTTATATCCAGGCGTAGGGTCAGATGGCACTTGTACATCCTGATTGCCTGCGAGATTATAAAAGAATGTATTAGCAGCCTGATTACAATAAAGTTTACCTGTAGTCATTGGAGCAGTTGCATTCTGATATTGCAATACTCCTCTACAATCAAATGTTGATAAAGCATTATCCCCGTTTAAAGTACCTGTGATTCCAGGCTTTGCAGTTCCGCCGTCTATGTGTGTTACCGTAATAGCTCCGCTTATAAGCCAGTTACAAGCTAACGCCCCTCCATTGATTACATTGAAATCAATTGTCTGATTGTTGGTCGAGAATTTCCATGTCCCTGTGCCGCTATAAATACTATATACGTGGAAATACACCCCATTCCTAAATTCCACATTAGGATTTCCAGTTCTTAAATCAACCACCAAAGACGTGAAACTGCCGTTTGAGAATGTGGCTAAGGCCTCGAATGTTATATTACAGAAAGAGGAGGCTAAAAATGCATCATAGCATGTAAATGTGCCTTTTACATCCAAATCAAATCCAGCGCAATCAAAAGTAGAACCAGGATTACCACCTCCAATTACCATATTATAATTAACTGTAGTCGCCGCTCCTTGTGATTTTGTTCCACTACCGCCAATAAAAAGCCCTGCATAATTTGTATATGGAAGCGTGTAATTACCATTAAATACATAACCAAGAGTAGAAGTAGTAGTATTCTTGTAATTAAACACCCCGGTAGACATCGGCGTATGATTATATCCGATGTAAAGAGTTCCATTATTGTTAAAGGTAGAGCCTGAAACTGTGCCGTTAATAGTTCCGTTAGTTTGAAATGTATTCCCTGTTAGAGTAACAGTAATAGCACCTGATACCACTATATTTCCGTTCCAAGTCCCACCCAACCATGCTGAACAAGAAATAGTTTGGTTATTAGTTGAAAATGTCCATGTGCCTGAACCTGCTGTAAAACCAAACGTGTGTATGTTTAATCCGCCTCTACATTCAACATTTGAATTACCAGTACTTAAATCAACAAGACCTTCAACATCACAATTGCCGATAAATAATAAACTTCCTGTTGATGAGTTCTTAGTGAATTTGCCAGGCTGCCCGGTAACCCCTAATGTGGCCACCCCGTTTACAGTTAAATTATATGCACCACACTCAAAATTACTATTCGGGCTAAAACTGCCTGAAATGGTAAGATCGCTAATCATGTACTTTGTGCCTATATTACCAGATGTGCTTAAATTGGTATAGGGTAGGTTTAAAACTGATTGATCGTTATAAGATGATCCAAAATTTATTGTGGCAGTGCCGCCAGTAAAATTTGAATAAATAACAGAATTGAACAACCCGTTTAGACTTAATACAAAACCCAAAGCTCCGGTAAAATCTAAATATCCGGTAGCCTGTAAATTGCCATTTACATTGAGTGTTTTACTACCGCTTGTTGCCGTCAATTTACCCGAAATAAAAAGGTTATTAATGCTCGTAGTAGTAGTTATAGCCCCATCAAAACTTACCGTGTGATTGATGTAAACATCGTCACCGGCTTGAGGTGTATAGATGAGCTTTTTGTCCAAAGCATTACTCATCCATGTATTCGGATCGCTCCAATTACCATCTTTCACACTATACCAAACGTTCTTCCTGCGTAAGGTAAAAACGCCTGCAAATGGCTCGTTAGTTACCCAGGTATCCATTATTAGAATTGTTTGTATTTAATCGTTATGATCATATCGGCAGTTAAAGCGGCAAGATTGGTTACATACAACTGCACGCCACTCTCTAAACCTATAACTCTGTTACCATTTAAGTCCAAATCAAAAAGTGCAGGAACAAGCGCAGCAAGGGAAGCAATTGCTATTGAGCCATTATTTCCTGAATTGGCAGGTATCGAAACCTGAACTGCTGAGTCGGTTGTTTGACCTATGTAGATATCAAAGTTCCTGGCATTAGAGGCATCTTTGCTTCTAAATAATATATCGGTGATAATAGTTCCTTTTGAGTCTCCGGTTATCAGAGATGTTTGAGTATTAATCGCCAATCCCGAAGCAAGCTTGGTTTTGCTTACATTATGGGTAAGCGTTGCAAATTGTGTGGTATTTGAGGTACTTATCATAGTTTACATTATTGATTGGTAACTTCCGATTACTGTTTTCTTGGCTTGTGCCGCTACCGCTGCGGCAATCTGAGCATCTACTTTAGTGCTGCTATATACCGATGTAGTGGATGCTGCCGCATCGTTTATAGCGGGGCCTGTTGCAGGCGGGTCGATCCAGTGATCATTATAGTCCGTTCCGTCGATCTTAGCCAACACCTGGCCTGCTGTACCACCTGTCGGAACGCCAGGGCCTGCCGGGCCTGTAGCTCCTGTAGCACCCGCCGGGCCAGTTGCACCAGTAGCGCCGGAAGCGCCGGTTGGGCCTGCCGGTCCGGTAGCACCCGTAGCACCTGCCGGGCCAGTAGCACCAGTTGGGCCGGTCGCACCGGTAGCGCCATCAGCTCCTGCCGGGCCAGTTGGGCCGACGAGCGAGGCTAAGAAGTCAGCCTCAGTGCCGGTGTTACCTTCGTCGATCCAAATCTGATAAGCCGATTCCCCATCAGCACCGTTAGCGCCTGCCGGGCCTGGGTCGCCGGTATCTCCTTTAATACCCTGGATTCCCTGATCACCCTTTAAACCTTGCGGGCCTTGAGCGCCGGTGTCGCCAGTGATCCCCCGAACGCCCTGGATACCCTGGCTGCCGGTAAGACCTGTGAGCCCGGTATCACCCTTTGGGCCTTGTGGCCCGACAGGCCCTTGAATACCCTGCGCACCAGGTAAGCCGCGCGGGCCTGGAGGCCCCTGAGTGATCGTGCCAATAACGCTTTGCGTATAGGTTGCAATAAGCTGTTTAATTACCGCAAACGTTACTTTCTTAACCTGGTTAGGCCCTGATCCCTGCGATATAGGCAGCTCATCGGTGTCTGCAACGGTATTCGTCGAGGTAAGGCTGAATATTGAGCGTAGTGAAAACATCGTTTACAGTGTAAGTCCTTCGTTATCGTTTGTGGTTATGGCCTCATCATCATTCGTAGCCAGTATCTCTGTGATGGCAACCACAGCGCCGCTGTTTACCCGGATACTCTTCCTGGCGAAATAATCTACCAAGTCCGGATCAGCCGTATCAGGCAACGTGTCCCTGATCTGCAAGACCTGGCCAGGTATCAGATCGTCGTCCACCTCCAGGTTGTTATCCTTTGCCAGGTCGAAGAGTGCCTCTATACTGCCGTATTCCTGAATGGCAACATCTATCAAGCATTGCCCGCTGCTTACTTGTGTTGTGGCCATTTTAGTTGGTTAATAGTAATTGCCGTGCTTTTTGCTGGGGGGTCAACACCTTCGAGGTTACAGCGTCCTGGATAACGAGCTCGTAAGGGTAATCACTTACGGCATCGATGATAAAGGGCTGAGCCATGATCGAAGCTTCCACCTCTGTAAGCCTGAAATTCTCTATCACCAGGTAGTGGACATTTAAGGCGTTCAGTATCTCAGAAGTAACCTTTAATGTCGCGCCGATCTCGGCTATGGCGTTCAGCTCTGCAATCTGATCGAGCGGCATGGCCCGTTGATCGTGATTGATTAAAAATCCCCTGATGGTGATCTCCCTGTCGTTCTGGCCGATGAACTCTTTAACCGTTCCTGGGTTATCCGTAACATCCGTTTTAACTATCTTCTTACTGAAGTTGATCTCCACCAATGGCCAACCAGGAAAGGTGTATTCTATATTACCGGTAGACAGCTCCTGCACTAAGGTGATCTGCTCATAGATCGGCACACCGGCAACGCTCCTGTTAACCTCGACCGGCAGTGGCAGGTAAGACGCTCCGGAAAACTGCGACTCAGGCCCGTCAACCACCTTGCTGCCGGTGATCCCGGTAAAAGGTACGCCTGGAAGGTTAACGCCCTCCAGGCCGAAGAACTTCTGAATCAGTTGAGGGATGTTATAATTGTTTCCTGCCATTATAGCGTTAGCGTATCGCCTGGTTTTAATGAATACATTTTGCTTTCATAATCAAGGGCAAACTGTAGCTCACGCCACCTGTTTGCCCATTGCCACGGAGTCAGCTTATCCGGATCGATCTTAAAGTGATACCTCAGCAGCGCATTGATCTTCCTGATCTTGTCTTCGCCCGGGTTGACATTAATAGGCGAGCAGGATGCTAAAGCTTTTCCACGCTGCCATCAGCGATGTCAACGGTGGTGGCTGCCTGTGTGGCCGCGCTGATCATTACCTTGTTGACGGTAGTACAACGGATGTCGCCACCTAACCAGGCATTGTTTAACAGGAACACCTTAGCCTCAACGATCTTGCCGCCGCCCTGCATACTAAGCACGCTGCTCAGCAATTCCAGGTCATCATTCACATCGCGGATATAACCGACAGCAAAGTCACCAGGCTTAACAAGCGGCTTTACGCCATCTTTATCGGGCGCTCCATATACGTCCGGTGCAACTGTGATTTTGATCTTGTGAACGATACCATATTTGGCTTTCCAAGCGTCTAATTGTTCCTGGGTAATACCCCCGTCAAGTGTTTTTTTAGTTTCCATATTGTTTTTAAAGTTTACTGTACGTCATAATCGATGCTCAACACGAACAAGTCCATCTTTTGCTTGATAGCATCAGCTGCACCGTTTTTGGCGCTTCTGCCGTTCACCTTGAACCGGCAACCGCGCAGGATATCCTTTACCAGGAAGCCGCCCTCGTTGTAAGTGACGATGATATCAAAAGGGTCAATGTCCTGGATACGGACTCCCGGAGGAGCTGCCCGTTGCAAGCCAACCACCTCACCCATGTGAAGCGATATATCTGCGGAAGCTTCGTAATTGGCCGTAATTGAATCGTAAGGCTCATCACCCCGGCCATATACACCTTTAGCATCCTTTTTGTCGGAATAGTTGATCTCATCAAAACCAACTATCGATCTACCGAATATTACTGTCCTGACAGATGACCAGGAGAATGATTTACCGTTAATTAATGCCATTTTTAAGAGTTATTAGGGTTGTTAAATCCGATCCTTAGCGTTATAGACCTGCCAATCGCCACCGGCACGAACGTCAGCTCGTAGAAGATATTCGAGTTAGCCAACAGGTTTTGAGTGATGGTGTTACCGTCCTCATCCTGGTACTGATCCGGTATCTGTGCATCTACGCCGCCGCTGATATCGCCTGAGTCAACAAGCGGGTTAAGCGATGCGCGCAGATCGTTCTCCAGTGATGTCTTGATCTCAGGGAGCAGCAAGCCGGTTGTAGAGTTGATCAGCAGCCTTGATTTGGTTTTGCGGATAATGGCAGCCTGGGCCAGGCTTGTAGCCGCCTCGATCACGCTGTTGTTTTCGATATAAGCGTAATCGTTATCAGCAAGCACGTCACAGGTATGCGTATCGTTCACGTAGAACCCGTCGATGGTCGGCACCGGCGATCCGAATATATACCCCTTCTGATCCAGGGTGATCATGTCGGTATCCTGCATGTCAGATATCAACTGGCCAGAGCTCAAACCAATGTCAATGAACGCTGAGTTAGCGGCATTGGTCAGGTTGAAGTCCTCGATCAGCTCACCAAAGTCTTGTGAGATATCCGCTTTTGCCTTCAGGCCCAGGATATCACCTACCGCTGCATATTTAGCCCAGGCAGCGTTTGCACCGGCAACTGCCGGGTCTTGCAGGATCGTAACAGACACGTTGGTTGACAGCAGGGTGCGCAAGTCTTTTGCAAGTGCGGTCGTGCCGTTGAACTGACGCCCTTCGATCAGGAAACCTGAGAAACGGAAGTACTGCGCTTCGTCCTCGTAAAGTTCCTGGGCTTTCGGAACGGCTGTAAGCACGTCACCATCAAGGCCGGTGGTCAATACAGGAGTATAGCCAGTTGCCGGGTTGCGGAAAATGGCGCACCATTTCACTTTGCCCTGGCCGTCCTTCAATACCTTTTTCGCATACTGGTTGTTTTTGTCAACCAGGTCGGTGAGTGATACGGTTTGGGCTGCAAGCATAAAGCGCAGCTCACCGCTCGGCTCACGCATAAAGAAGCGGGCAATGTGGTGATACACCAGTATATTGTTGGTTGTATCATAAGCGGCATCCAGGCCGATCAGGTTAGCATCAACCGTTGATTTCAAGGTGTAGACCGTCCCCAGTGCCAGTTTGCCTGCAACAGCAACGCCAGTACCTACAAGGCCCATGATCTTGTAATCGCTTGGTGTACGGCGACCAAGAGCGCCGTTATTCCGGATAACTTTGAAAGAATTATAACTCATCTTAAAGTACGTTTAAAGTGGCTTTTTTTAAGTACCACAGTAAAGCAACTATGGCGTTTATAATCAATGAAGGCACAAGGACATACCAAATCCATTTAGGTATTTGATAGACTATTACAGTAGTTTTAGTCTTGTCAGACCTCAAACGGTTAACCTCTGCAACCATCATCTGCAAGGTCTGATCCTTGCTTTCGCATCCTACCTGGAGCTTACCGTACTGATCGATATAGTAGCTCAGCTGCGCTTTGGTTGCCGGATCGGTCACGTATTGTATTTTGGGTGGCGATGGGACGTACACCGGCTTTGGTGGTACAGGCTTATTAGCTTGCAGTGCAGCAATAGAATCCTTCTTGTATTGCAGTTCCTGGTTAAGCCTTAAAATGGAATCGTCCTTTGCCTGGTCGCGGTTCATTAGCGCAGCATGGTATAAGCTGTCCATGTTGAGACCGGCAACAACCTTAGCGCCTTTGTACTGAAAAGCAACCTGCTTGTAAGTTGTGGTAGTTGTGTCTGTTACGCTATGCTCCACTACCGGGCGCTGAGACCAGCACCCGGATAATGAAACAACAACAGCAAACATAAACACAAACAAAAGTGCCTTAGCTCCCGGCTTGATCTCAGCATTAGTATCTGAAGGGAGAAGCTGTAACAGGCCATCAAGTACAGCACCGCCGATCAGGATGTAAAAGCTGACCTTTGGATCGCCCTGGATAAACGCGCTTACAGAGACAGTTCCTATAAGCCCCTTTACCCACAGCAGGAGTTTTTTAACAGACGGTGAGGTTTCCGTCCAGTAGTTTTTTAAGAATTTCATTGGATTGTGATAAATATTTGTTCTTTTCTGTTAATTGCTGCCTGTAGCTTTGGGAAGAAGGCAGTAAACGCCTTTACTGAGCTTAACACGCTGTTGGTGGTTCTCATTTGCCCCAATAAGATGCAGCCCAAAGTATCCACATCTGTATTGCCTGGGTGCATCTCTACACCCGCATAATCTTTCACATTCAGAAGCAATGGCAAGTCCTTCTGATGTTTTTGGCTGTATTGAATCACTACCTGGTAGCGGCCTTTTGGTATAGCGGTTTTGCCATATACCTTTATCGCCTGGATTTGTGCTAAGGTCATAGACTGTGTAAGTCCGCGATCCTTATCCTCAAGCGTGAAGCACTCAAACACCCCGTTTATGTAAAGCTCACCGATGGAACACTCATCATTAAGCCACTCCCTTTTTACTAATAGTTCCATCAGATATCGTATTGCTTTAAATTGAACTGCATGATCAACTGTGATAATTTTACTGCGTAAGCCGGATCAGTTGCGTAACCGGCACGCACCAGGGCTTTAGCCTGGTCTTCAGGAGTAGCGGCGCTAAACACGCCGTTTGCCCTGTAAATGGTATTCACCTGGAGGAAGTGATTCCGGTCTTTAAATCCCTCTTCCAGGGACGGGTAAGACCTGAATACGGCGTCTGTCTTTATTACCTTTCCCTTTACTACTTCAGTAGTCGGAAGGCTGACAATACCGCCTTTCCAGGCAGGATTTGATTTAATGCCGAAATGGTTATTATGAACCCTGGCAAGGAAAGAAACGCCGTTGGCGCTCTCCAGGCATGCCTGCGCAATCATTAAGGAGGCGAAGAGCCCCGTTCCTGATGTGAGCTTTATAGCCACATCTTTAATGTGTTCAATGTATTGTGTCCTTACCGGGTCCATTTCAGCTTCTTATAGTATGTGATTCCACCAATAGGTTTTAGCCTGCTCTTCGGCAGTTTCCTCAACCGCATGCAGTTCATCGGCCTTTGCCTTAGCGGCTGCATCAACGTCAGCTCTACCGTCAGCATTTGGTAGCAATGCGTGTAAGTCGGCGATGGTGGTTGTAGCGTTGATCTTACCGATCAGCTCGCCCTGATCCTCCGGGGTTGCCACATCATTGGCCTCGTCCCTGGTGAAGGGAGTCACTATCTTATCGTCAATCTTATTGCTCTTTACATGCCAGTGGGCGTCTGTCTCCAGGATAAATGCAATTGAATCAGAGGTTACAAATACCTTCTGTAGCCAGGGGCTTTGATCAAAAGCGGCCTTTGCCGCTGCTTTAGTAGGTAGCATTGTTTTACTGTTTTAGGTTAATAATAGCCTCCCGATTAGCTACCGGGAGGCCTTGCAATGGTTTAGGCGGATGCGCTATCGTAAATAGCGGCGAAGTATTTGTTACGGATCGGCATTGCCAGGAAACGTTTCTGGAAGCCAACGATATCACCTCTCTGCTCAGGGTCTTTCAAACGCTGGAACATATCAAGCGTACCATCAGCACGCATAACTTCTGATTCCAGGTAAGCGATTGAGCTTACAGCGTCAGTACCGGCAGCAGCAGCACCGAATGCAGCTTTAACGCCTGTAGTGTGGTTATAGATCGGAGTTAACTGTGACCAGTAAACATCAAACCCGAACAGTGGCAACACCTGGCCTGCCTTCAGGTCGGCAAACATTTTGAACAACACTTTATCCTCGTTCAGCAAATCCTGGCGGTGCTTTGGAGACAATACCAGGATACGGCCCTCTTCAGGTGCGTTGATATTGTCAAACTTGGTTTGCAGCTGTGATACATCCTGTAAGGTCAGCTTATTACTACCGTCACCACGTGCCGCACCGGAAGTGCTTAAAACAGGGGTGTAAGTACTGTCAGAGGTTGGGCCGAACGAATAGCTTGCCTTTTTAGCACATTTCAACTGGATAGCGTTACGGTGCTGTTTAACCACAGACTCCAGTTTAGGGTATGCCAACTGTACAGCCTCAGCGTTACGTACGACAGTGTTTTCGCTGTCGAAGTAATCCAAAGGCAATTCAAGTGGACTATCAGCGCGTTCAGACACCGGCACGGGATACACGGTATTGTTCACCAGTACGTTCGGATCGACACCGCAATCAGCTAAGTTGATCGTGTTGTTTTCCACGAACATTGACATGTCCTGGCTACGGGTCAGGAAGGTGTAATTAGCGTAGTACACTTCCATCAGGGCGCTGATCCATATCTCCTTGAGCAGACCGGCAAAGGCTATGTTACCAGGCAAGAACCGTTTGCCCTTTTTGGCGAAATACAACCTTGCTTCGCCTAAAACGATACCGGCAAGGATGAACGCTACGCCGAGCATGATCGGGCTAACCTGTAAGATAAAGCCCAAAAGAGCCCCGATAATGAAATTGAACAGCACTGCCATCAGTGTAGCCATCGGGGTAAGAGATTTTAAAATGTTTTTCATTTCTGTATTAATTGATCTTTTTGTTACTTGATTAATTGATCCCGGATTACATCCAACCCTTTTTGCTTGCCTCGTTACGAACCTCTGCAACCAGTTTATTGAACTTCTCAGGCTCCTCCATCTCCATTTTAGCCAGGGCAGTTGCATCCTTTTTAGCATAGTCCATGTAAGTCCATTTGGAGCGATCCTCAGCGCCTTCAGCCGGTGTGGTTTCGGTTGGTTTAAGGTTAGCGTTAAGGTTGATGACAGTTGTACCGGCAGCAGGTGCAGGCGCGGCAGGAGCAGCAGGCGCAAGCCTTCCGATCATACTGATCAGCATTGCCGGGTTGGTAATACCTACGTTCAGGAACGGCAGCCTGTCCTCTTCCTTTTCAAACTTGATCTTACCATCGGTCACAGCCTGGTTCAAGATAGCCTCAGCGTTGGTTTTGGCTATGTTGGTTAGCTGATCGTCTTTAGACTTGAGGACTTTCTCAACCTCATCATAAAACTTTTCATCGCTGTCTTCTATTGACAGCTTTACGCCGTTCAATGCTAACAGCACGACCAGGCTTGCTTTTAATTTATTCATATCGTCATTTTGGATTAGTTGATTGTAAAAAAGGTTATAAACCTCTTCCGGCTTCTTACCGGCAATGTTTTGAGGGGTCACGTTGATGACCTTAGTGGCAGGGATAATGCGGTCGGCCAGGTGATACTTGTTAACCGCGTCCTCGGCAGTTATCCAGGTATCCACGTTGGTCTGTAGCAACGCGTCGACATCCTTATCGCTCAAGCCGGTTCGATCTTTAAGAATAGCCTTAATGCTATCCTCACAGCTTTGCACCTGGTCGGCATAGGCCCTGATCGTATCGGCATCACCACATATACCGCCCTGGGCGCGATGTGTCATTAGCCTGGAATTCGGATACATCACCCGCTCATCACCGGCTTCAAATAGTATCCCGCCCATACTGGCTGCAACACCCTCGCAGATCGTGGTCACCTTCATAGCCGATGCCCGGATCATGTCGTACATGGCCAGGCCTTCCAGTATCGAGCCGCCTATACAATTGATCCTGATATTACAAGATGTGTTATAAGGCTCAAGCATGCGGAAAGCAGCCTGGAAATCTGCATAGCTCACTGTGTCCTCATCAGGGAATGGGCTAAGGACACCATAGATGTAAATTTCAGGTGTCCCGCCTGCCTGGTTTTTAATTCTGTACCATTCTTTTTTCATTTAGTGAGCGTAGGGTTTTTAATCCTTGAGAGCCCAAAAGTGTAGCGGATTTTTAAGCTTGCAAAATGGCTTTTCCCATTATGGTACAGAGTGTTACCATCATAGAAGTTAATAGCGGATACTGGTAATATGAATTATAAAAACCCCTTTTACCGCAGCACCTTTGGTGCAAATCAAGCGCTTAATGGGAAAGGATAAACTGTCAAACGAGGATAAGAAATCACTGGCTTACGACCTGTACATGAATACCGACAAAACTCAGAACGAGATTTGCGATATCATAGGCATTGCTCCGAAAACACTAACCAAGTGGAAACAAGACGGGCTTTGGGAAGAGCTGAAGGGAGCTACAACCATCACCGCCAATAACATCATTACCAACATCTATAAAAAGATGCATGAAATGACTTTGGAAGAAAGGCTGAATGCGGATGCACTCGCAAAGCTTGCCAGGGTTATTGAGGTGGTATCTGATAAGAAATACACCATCAGCCAGGTGATCAATGTATTCAAGGAGTTCACTAACTGGCTTTTCCCTAAAGATGCGGAGGCTGCTAAGGCCCTTAATAAACACATGAAGGTATTTGTTGACGAATTGATCAATGGCTAATAAGGGGATTACAAAAGAAGATTATAAGAACTGGCAGCTATACTGTGACGTTGTACAACGCAGTACAGCCGTCAAGCTTACTGAAACAAAGGCTGAGCAGGATAAGCGCAAGAAACGTGCGCTTGGTGATTACGACTTCTATGTTCAGACCTATTTCAGCATCTATGCAGATTCGCCCTGCGGGTACTTTCATATCGACCTGGCTAAAGCTGTTTTAGCAGACCCTAACATCTTCGCTGCCGTTGAATGGCCGCGAGAGCACGCCAAGACCGTTCATACCTGTTTGATACTTCCGACCTGGTTGATGTGTCACGATGAGTTAGATGGCATGATATTGATGTCCCGCACCTGGGATATGGCTGCCAATGCACTTGGGGACATACAGGCCCATTTGCAATATAACGAACTGTGGATACATGATTGGGGTGAGCAGTTCAATCACGGCGATTGGGCCGATGGTGATTTTACTACCAGGAGCGGCATACGCTTCCTGGCATTGGGGCGTGGCCAGGCTCCCCAGGGCGCGCGTAAAGGTGAGAAACGGCCTAACCTGGGCGTGTGTTCTGACCTCGACGATTACGAGATCGTGAACAACGAGAAACGTGTTGACCAGGTAGTGAATGTCATATTGGGCGCATTGCTCAATGCCCTGGCCATTAAGGGCAGCCGGTTGATCGTAGAGAATAACCGGATACACCCACGCGGTATCCTGGCTAAGATCGTGGGGGATATCACCCCGCAAACGCCGAAAAGAGAGGGTGTATATCATACCAAAGTATTTGCAACCGAAAGCCGTAAAGGCAAAAAAGCTTATATCAGCGAAGGAGGAACACCGGCCTGGAAGGAACGCTATACCAATGAACAACTGGAACGCAGGTTTAAAAAGTTAGGCCCTACCATTACGGCTGCTGAGTTCTACCACGAGCATAATATCGAGGGTAAAATCTTCAAGAATAGTATGATCAAGTTCAGGAAGATCCCGCCACTCAAAAAGTACTTGGTGATCATCGGATATTTTGACCCAAGTTTTGAAAACAAGGCCACATCCGACTTTAAAGCCTGGCGCGTTTGGGGTGGTTATATCGCACCGAACGGATCATGGGAACGGCATTGCCTGAAATCATTTGTGCGCCGCACCGAGTTACTCAGCGCATTCCAGGGAATGAGCCGGTATGAAGATACCTTGCCTCCAGGCGTTGCCGTGATATGGTATGTAGAGGAACAGTTCTTTAACAGGCCCATCCAGGACGCCTTGTTTATTCACAACCAAAACCGCATCAAAGCAGGACAGAGGCAACTGGTGATCACCGTCGATCAGCGGACTAAGGAGAATAAATACACCCGTATTGTCCGCATGGAGCCTGCCTATACCAATCACGAGGTGATCTTCAATATAGACGAGTACAACGATGCTGATATGATCGAAGGCAACAATCAGCTAAAAGGTATTGAACCCGGTTATTCCGGCCCGGATGACAGCCCTGATGCTGACGAAGGAGCATGGTATTACCTGGATCAGCACATACCAGGACGAGACTTTGAACCCGTAGTGGGTAAGTATAAAAACAATAGAGGATGGTAATATGACAATTTTAGGCTTAGTAGCAAGCACTACCGGCGTGCTGTTTTCCGGGGGTATTCTGAAGATCGTTATTGACCGGTTCAGTATGACCAAAAATGAGCAGTATCAGGCATTGATCATGCTGGTTGAGCAGCTTCAAAAGAACGTTGATGAGAACAACAAAAAGGTCGAGCACCTGGAAAGGACATCAGCAGAGTGGCGGGAAAAGTACTACAGGGAACTGGAGGAAAAGAACAAGCTCGCCAACGAAGTGCGCAAGTTAACCGCAGAGCTTCAAAAGTTCAATAAAAACCATAACGACAAATCATGAGCTTTTTAACAGACGATGATTATGATGTGCAATCCAGGCAGGAGCTGCTTGCCGTAATTGCTACCAGTACCACTTCCAGGCAGAATGCGGAGCTGATGGCCCAGGCCACTATTACCGAGTCGATCAATAAGCGGTTTGATACCGCAGCCATTTTCAGTGCTTCGGGCGATGCCAGGAGTATTATCGTGATCATGTATATGATCGACATAACGCTGTACAACCTGCATTCAAAAACAGCGACCAGGGCAATACCAAAGATCAGGGAGGAGCGATTTGCGGCTGCAAAGGAATGGCTGAAGCTTGTGAGGGACGGTAAGATCAACCCCGATCTGCCTGAGCTTGCCGATGCTGAAGACGATGAAACGTACCTCGGAAGTGCCGGAAGTAATAACAAGAGGTTCACCGAGTGGTAAACCCGCTTAAAAACCGCTTAAAATCGCCCACAATTAAAATACTAAGAATTTACGATGAAATCCTTATCCGAATTTCTCAACCCGTTTAAAAGGGCCGACACCCCGATAAACAAAATTGACAACGAGTTATACAAGCAGATCAAAAAAGACCCTGCCGGTTTTATGGTGTCGATCATCAAACAGCAGTACTCTTTATATAAAAAGGATATGGCTGATTATCTCGCTGCCAGAATGAACGCCAAGAGCGTGCTGATGCCGCGACGGTACTTACTATACCTGCTGTATGATGACGTGATGACCGACCCTTTCATCGCGGGCCAGTGGAAGAACCGCGTTAACCGGATCACTAATAAACCCTTCAAAGTAGTAAACGCTACAAGCCGAATTGAAGACCCGGTAAAGACCGCCTTCTTCAAAAAGGCCTGGTTTTTTGATTATGTGAATTACGCTATGGAAAGCCGCACGCACGGCACTTCGCTGATCTATACCAACGAGCTTATCGGCAATCAGATAAAGAGCGTTGACCTGGTGTTACGGGATCACGTGATACCTGAGTTCCATCAGCTCCTTTACGAAGTATCGGATGTGACCGGGCCAAGCTACCTGGATGAACCCTTTAACAAGTGGTGTATTGCTGTCGGTAAGCCGTTCGACCTCGGTATCCTGGAAAAGATCGCGCCGTTGTATATCCTTAAGAAACACTCCTGGCAATCCTGGGATCAGTTCGAGGAGATGTTCGGCGTGCCGATCCGTTGGGCCAAGACAGCCAGTACCGATAAAAAGGTTCAGGCACAAATCACCAAATGGCTGCAAGATATGGGTCAGGCCAGTTACGCACTGTTCCCTGAAGGTACAACCTTCGATATAAAGGAAAGCCTGCGCAGCGATGCGTTCCAGGTGTTTGAGCAAAAGCGCCTGGCAGCCAACCAGGAGATATCCATTATTATCAACGGACAGTTTGAAACGGCAAGCTCATCAGGCAGCCGGGCTAAAGCTTCTACCGTTGTGGAAAGCACCCAGGACGAGCTTACTAAGGATGACCTGCGCTTCCTTTATTACAGTATCAACGATCAGCTGCTCCCATTGATGCAGGGATTGGGATATCCGATTGATCCGCTTAATGATGACTTCGAGTGGGATTTGAGCGTCGAGCTAAAGCCCCTTGAAAAGATTCAGCTATACACCGCTGTCAACTCAATGGGCTTTGAACTTGACCAGGAGGACATAACCAACCAGTTCGGGGTGAAAATACTCGGCAAGAAGGCCCCTGCCATGCCTCCACCGGTTAAAGACCCAACCACTGATGTTAATGATCCTGAAGTAAGCCAGGAAGACGAGCAGCAGGATAACAAACCAGGTAAGGACAAACAGCCTCAGAACATGGCGGTGAGCCAGATCATCAACATGCACCAGGCTATTGCAAAAAGCTATACCAATGTGCAATAGGTGCGGTAGAAAAGAGCATATCGTGATGGCAACCAGGTTGAAGGATTTAGAACCTGAACTGGTTCGCGTTGCCAAGCTGATCTACGCCGGTAAGATGAAGGCCGGTGACGTGGATAAGACAATGATCCGCAAGGTTGCCGAGCAACTCATGAAAGGGGCGTTTACTGGTTACGGAAAAAGCTTTGAAAGCGAAGACCTTTCCAATAAGGATTTTGAAGCGCTTAAACAGATCGAAAAGAACGTTTACGTGTTTTCGGGCTTCAAAAACTATCAGCAGATCAAGGAAACGAGCTTATTGCTTGCTGATGATGATGGCGCTTTTAAACCCTTTAAGGACTTTTTAAGCGATGTTAGAAAGGTCGACGAAACCTACAACGAGGTTTACCTTGATGCTGAATACGACACCGGGATCACGAGCTCACAGGCAATCGCGGAGTGGCAGCGGATCATGGCTAACATTAAGCATTCGCCAAACCTGACCTACAGGACTTCGGGCGGGGATGTTTGCCCGATCTGCGCGCCACTGGATGGCCTGACCTTCCCGGCTGACCACCCGTTTTGGGATACTTATTATATACCTAATCACTTCAGGTGCAATTGCGATATAGAGCAGAATGATGACGATGTATCAGATATCGACATTGACGATCTGCCGGAACTGGCACCGATGTTCGATAATAACGTTGGCAAGAACGGGGTGATCTTCCCGGACTCACATCCATACTTCCAGGATGTGCCGAAAGCCGACCGTAAAGAAATTATGAAATCCGTCAGCGATGTAACGCCTGACCGCAAACAGAAAGACGAAGAGTAATGGGAGCAAAAGGTTTAGATTATGTAATTAACCTGCTTGATGGTAATTCAAGCGGTGTAGAGAAAGCCAAATCCAAGATTGGCGAGGTGGATCATGCCGTTGCCGGTGTGGAGACCCGATCCAACTCATTAGCTAAGGGCCTGGGTATGCTCGGCATCCTGGTAGGCTCTGTGTTCGCTACCGAAAAGATCATTGACTTTGGCAAGGAGGCCCTGGAGAGTGCCAAGACGATAAGGATGGCAAGCGCCCAGGTAGCCCAGGGTATTCAGACCACCGGTGGCGTAGCCGGTAAGACACTGGAGGAGTTAAAGACCCGAGCTGAAGACCTGGAGAAAACCACGCTTTTTGGTGATGAGCAGACAATGGGCGCTGAGTCGCTCCTACTTACCTTCACCAAAATAAGGGGGAAGATTTTTGATGACGCCATCCCGGCCATACAGGACTTAGCAACGCGTATGGGTGGCGAAGGCCCCGCTGATCTGAAGGGAGCGTCTATACAAGTGGGCAAGGCGTTGAATGATCCTATACGCGGTATTACCGCCCTGCAACGTGTTGGTGTATCCTTTACGAAGGTGCAAAAGGATCAGATAGAGAACCTGGTTAAGCATAACCATTTGGCGCAGGCTCAAAAACTCATCCTGGCCGAGCTGAACACGGAGTTCGGCGGATCAGCCGTTGCAGCCAGGCAAGCAGCCGGGCCACAGGCAGATTTAAAGGTTGCGTATGAAAACCTGCTTAAAGCAATCGGCCCACTTTTGCAAAACGGGATCACGCCGTTAGTAACCTGGTTGGCTGAGGGTGTAACCTGGCTCACCAAGATGGTCGGCAAGTATGACGATGTGGTAAACACCATCAAGAACGGGTATCAGTGGGTGAAAAGCAATGCCGATATCTTTAAAGACCTGGCCATCGGCATAGGCTTGTCGACCGCTGCCTTCCTGATCGCAAATCCGACAGTTATCGCCTACGGTGTGAGCCTTGCAGCCGATGCCGTTATAAGCGGAGCGTTGGCAGTGGCCACAGGTGTAATGACAGCAGCGCAATGGGCGCTGAACGCCGCTATGACAGCTAACCCTATTGGTGTGCTGATCGTAGGTATAGGCGCGCTGATCGGTGGCCTGGTATATGCTTATCAGCATGCTGAGAAGTTCCGTGCTATACTTGACGGCATAGGTAACGTAGCCAAAACCGTTTTTGAGATCATTAAAGAAACTATAGGCCGCTTTGTTGGCGGTATCGGTAAGATATTCAGCGGTGACTTTAAAGGTGGCTTTAAAGACCTGGGAACGGCTATTATAGATTCCAACCCTATTGGCCTGGCGCTTCACCAGGGCAAACGTTTGGCGAATGCCTTTAACAAGGGGTATGACGATTCAATAAAAGAGAGCAAGGAGAAGAAAGCCAAAGAGGCCGCTGCACCTGTTGGCAAGAAAGGCAGCGAACACGCAACGATTGAAGGCAAAGGCCGCAAACCCGCTGCACTTACATCGGGGTTAGGTTCGGGCTCGTCCAGTGGCAGCACCGAAAGCACGGCAGCAGGCCGGTCGGTAAAGAATATCAGCATCGTATTCCAAAGCATGATCAAGGAGTTTACGCAAAACGTAACCAACCTTAAGGGACAGGACGGCATACAATTAAAACGCATGATAACTGATCTGTTGGCAACCGCTGCCGCAGATGCTGAAATACTGGTCGGGGAATGATAAACAAGCATAGCCATGAGTTTGACAAGCTGATCAAAGCTTACCGCGATGCCAGGCCGCAGCTGATGGGCAGGGCAGCTACTATGGCCGTGACTTTCTTTAAGGAGAACTTCCGCCGTCAGGGCTTCCTAGACAGGAACGTGATCCCCTGGAAAAAGCGCCTGCAAGGGACACCCGGTAATAACCCGCTATTGATAAAACGCGGCTTTCTGAGGCGCGCAGTAATGCAGAAGAGCGTAAAACCAACACGGGCGGTCGTAGGTGTCGATCCGTCTATCAAGTACGCTGAAATACAAAACAACGGCGGTAAGATACCCATCACCAACCAAATGAGGCGTTTCTTTTGGGCCATGTATTATAAGAATGGCGGTGGTAAAGAACAGGGCAATAGCGTAAGGGCGCAAACGCTCAACAGCGCTGCCGCGTTTTGGAAGGCCCTGGCATTAACCGAAAAGACACACCTGGAGGTAACAGCCAGGCCGTTTATAGGCGACAGTTACACACTGGAGCATAACATACTTGATATGTTCGATACTGAAATTTATAAAATCTTCAAGCAATGAGCGTAAAAGGCGACATATTCAGGCAGCTATCAAACTACCTGATGCAGACACTGCAAACATACGATCCAGTATTACACCCTAACGGCGTCTTTACTCCTGAGATGAGCCTGCCGGGCCTGGTGTGGGTTGATAAGCAAATGGGCCAGTTTAATCACCCTGAACTGGCGCAGCTCGTTCCGTTACCTGCTATCCTGATCGGGTTCAGGAAAACAAACTGGGACAGCGAAAGCAGGCGCGTACAAAAGGGTGATTCTATCATTACCTTTTGGGTATATTTTGAAAACTATGCCGATAGCTTTACCGGATCAATGAACCAGGACAAGGCGCTCCAGTTCTTTGACTTTAACGAGGAGGTGCATAAGGCCCTGCAAGGTTATGACGGTGATCTGTTCACCGCTCTTGACCGCGCGACCGATGAAGATGACGAGGATCAGGATATGATCATAGGAACGATCTTCGAGTACAGCACTGTGATTGCCGACAGCAGCGCCGATGAGCATCGCAAATACCAGGTGATAACCGATGCGACTGCGACCGGTAAATATGTGCATCAGATCACCAGGCCACCGAGGGATAGCGGGGACGATGATACGGATAATATGTTTGTTATATGATTATTTATTCAGATAGTAAGCTATGATATTGCTTACCTCACGTTTTTGCCTTTCTGTCGGCTTCACCTCATTTTCAATAAACTCCTGGGCCGTCAGGTTATAGACGCAGATCAGGTCTTTAGAAAACACACTATCGATCTTACAGGCCGTTAAAGCCTCCTGTGCAGTAGCAAAATCCTTGTGTACATATCCGTGCTTTGTTTCCGCTATGAGTAGTATAGGCTTTTCGTGATCCCGAACAAGCTGCGGGTATTGGCCGGGCTTCAATTGCACTTCTTTCATATTTCAAATATAAAAAAAGCCGTAATTATCTATCTTTGGGATTCAATATAGCAGGTTACAACCTGTTATTTGTGATAAGGTTTAGGTAAAAAGCCCCCAATCAGCGAGTGAAAGGGGGCTTTGTATTAATATACATTTCGTTTTGTTATATAGACCTCGGATTCTTTATGGTAAAAGTATCCTTTGGCCTTCAGATCAGCGGCCACTGTGCTATAGGCCAGCGGCGGAGCCTTCGCATCCTGGCAATAACCTATATAATAGTCATCATACGCCTTTTTTAGGTTAGTGCAAAGTACTTCAGCTCTTCCAAACGTGGTTTTCGCCTTTATCTCTATAACATTTCTTATAATCATAATCGGAATATAATGCGCATATTCTATTCACAGGAATTTGACGCGTTATAGTCTTTCCAAAACACCCATCCTTTGGATGTGATAAAGCCCCAGGAACGTACCTTTTTGAAAGTGATCACAAATGACCATACCGGCTGATGTATCTCTAAACGGTGTACATAATCAGCCGGGCGGTATAGCAAGCTGCCAGGCCCGTAAACCTTGCTGCCGGTTGGCGTATATTCTACATAGCCTCCCTTTATAAGGAAGGTAAAGAACGCCCAGGGATGATCATGCTGACAATCATAATCGCTCAGCAGGATTTGGTGAATTTTGATAGCAAAGAACCTGCAAGAGAATAGTGATCTTCTGACAAGGTAAGGCTTTTTGTCCTCGCGATAGATGGTAGTTTTCTTATAGAACCTCATATTTTATTGATTGATTAAGTTGTTTTTCTTTACCCAGGAGCCTTCCCCGCTCTTAGGTTTTTCAAATACATAACCGGCTTCCCTGAGCGCGGCCCAATAGGCACGCTGCTCGGTGTAGTCTAAGGTTTTGAAGTAACCGGCATCGTATGGGATCGGATAGCTTTTACCTGCCGGTTTGCCGAATGCTTCAAGGCGCAGCTCGTTGTAGTACTTCACCAGGTTACTAATGCAATACTTGTTTTTGAACAGGAAGTTATCGCTATCGAAATACGTTTGAAATAGCTTATACCATTCGCTTTCCTGGGCTTTTAACTGGCTGATCTTACCTGCATCAGGCGCAGATACCTTGTATTTGATGCGGGTTTTAGCCTCGTAAAACTCACAGAAAAGCGCTATTACGAGGTTGGCAGACATACCTTCCAATTCGGGTTCCGATCCAATGCCTTTTATACGCTCAGCAATGATCTTTCCCCTATATCCATTGGCGTTGATCAGCGCTATTAAGTCCTCATGATCGTCCGGGATAAGGTTAAGCAATACATTCAGTTGCTTCTCTGTAAGCGGTGGTTTAAACTCGTTTAAAATACTCTTAAAGTGGCCGTCCTGGTATAGCACAATCATATACCCCGGCGTTTTGGTTGCGGTTATTTTATATTTTATCAGATTCATCTTTCTTCTCCTCTAATGGTAGTTCATTCTGTACCTCCTGTGACTTCTTGCGCATCATGCGTATGATATCCTCCAGGGTTTTTGGTTGCAGGTGGAATTGGTCTTGTAGTTCGGCAATGATCACCTTGTCACGGATACCATCGCCCCACCTGGTGCAGTAGTATTCGTAAATCAGCTTATTGCGTCTGTTGTATGTAGTTTTATTGCGCATAGTAAGGTTAAATGGCTTTTAAAAAGCTTCTGTAAACACTATCAAACTGAGTTACCAGGGCGGGAAGCTCCGTGTACTTGTATTGATTTAGCGGCTTGTGTAAGTAGCCGAATTTTACGCACCAGTCATTGATCCGCGCCATGTCGGCCTTATGGCCCGGCAGTTCCCATGCCATTTCATGAGCCTGGCTAATGATCTTTTTGCGCATGATATCGGAGCGGTCAAGCTCTTTGAAGCCCTTTTCCAGGTCGTGGATGATCCGGTTGGTCTCAGGATCAGTAAGCTCCTTGCTGCTTTCGGTGCGCCCGTTACTGTAATCCCAAACGATGGCATGACGGCGGCCTTGCAGCCCTGTTTTTGTAAGCAGGGCCATTAGGAGTTTGAAGTTTTTCGGCAGTTTGTTACTTACGCTCATGGTTAGAATAATTGTACCTGGTTTCCGGCAACTGGTTTCTTCTCTCTGATGATGTAAGGCTTACCACCGCCTTCACGGCTAACACAACGGGCTACAAAGTCCTTAACCTCAACAAGAGCGTCCATCAGGTACTCTATTTTTTTTGCTACCTGGTTATCATGCCAACAGATCATGATGATAGCCTTGTTCGGAAAGCGCTCATTTAGCTGTTTAAATTGATCGAAGGTTAGGTTCATATAGTCCATGCTATCTAATACTATTACCCTGCCGGAGTTATGGCGTTGGAGCTTTTTGAACCAAACATCAAAATCCTTCTGATCGCGGCTACATAGCATAAATTTTCCGGTTACTTCGCTCATTTTGTTACGAATAATGGCCTTTTTTAAGCCTGAGGTACGAACCTGCTCGGTACTGTTGTAATTCACCTTTCCCAACGCTAAGCAAAGCGCTTTAACAAACCTGATGGAGTATTCAGTTTTACCATTTTTAGCGCGGCCCCTTATCAGGATACGCACATTTTCAGTTATGTCACCTAAGTGATCAATCCATTCTTGTGGTAGGTCAATGGGATTAAACTCCCATGCCTCAATGTCTTTTACGCCGTAATTCTTCGTTGCCATATCGTTGTTTGTGTTGTTGCTTTTAAATAACCAGGCTCGACGTGCAGAGCCTGGTTGTAGATAAGTTCTTTGTTAAAGAACGACCGGTTTCTCAGCTGCCGGTAAACACGATCTGATTGGTTCGCAATCATTGAACCCGGCCAGGGAAACGATCCCCGGCCATGCTCCAAGCCGGGTTAGTTAATTAGTACACTTATTCCTGTGCCTGATCTCTTAAGGGAAACGTCCGTTTTTGTTTCCTCAATCAATGCACCCAGTTGTTTAAATTTCTCAGGGTCAACTGACGGTACTACGGTCGTAATTCCGTATGCGCCACCACCGGCTTTTGAATTAACTCTTGGTGATGAACCTGGGAATATGTCAGTCATTCCCTTTACAATCGTTGTTTTGTGTGCTTCAGAAATCATTTGTTTGTTGTTTAATTGTGGCATTATTACCATCGAACCCGGTCAGGGAAACGATCCCTGGCCATGCTCCAAGCCGGGTTAGTTAATTTTGGGCAGTTCGTTGTCTGCAATCAGGCATTCAAGGGCATCTTTGGGTTCTGTACCTTGCGAGTACAAGTGATCCACTTCCTCTTTTATTTCCGCAGTGATCATTACACCCCGATCATAACCTAAAGTGGTAATCTCGTGCAGCCACGTATGATATTCTTTCTGCATAGCTTCGTAGCAGCCTTTACAAAAAGAGTCTCCGTCAAAGTCAGCCCCGCCGATTTCATTTTCAAGCATCTTAATACCGCAGCCGCCACAACTTTCCACGCCCAGATAATCACCATCCGAAAAGCCAACACCATCAGCCCTAAACTCAGGGTTTTGCTCTTCTGCCACTTTTACTGCATCAAGTGCAGTAGCGGCCTCAATTTCTACCGCCTTATTGCCAACGAGTTGTATTGTATATTTTTCCATATTTAATTCTCCTCGTAAACCTGTATCTCGTTACCTTCTAAACTGAAATCCACCGCTTCGCCAGTGGGTTGACCCAGTGCTGACATGGGTTGAATGGACATATCAAGATAGCCCGGCAATCCTGACAGTACGGTTACAGTGAACTTTGAGCCTTCCAAATGGCCCTCGTTCACCTGCGCCCTGATAAATTCCTCTAATGTTTTACTCATTGTTTGTTGTTTTTATACTGGCTTCATTGCCATTGAACCCGCTCCGGTCTCGATCCGGAGTGACTTCCAGTCGGGTTAAATATTTCTTAATAGTCTGATGCAAGTCGCTGCTGTTTGAATTGCTTCCTTCCACACCTCTTCAACCGAGCCGCCTTCCATTTCTAATTGCAGACAAGCGCGTGTCAATTCACCACTCTCTTCTGCCACAATAGTTGCAGCATACACCTTGTCAACTGGCCAGTCAGGATGCTTCACCTCTGCCCGGTGTACCTCCTGCATGATCGCAGCTATGATTGTTTCGTCATTAACTCCCATTATCTAATACCTCCTTTCAGTTGGCTGATTGCAAGCCTTATCAAATCAACCAGGTAGCTTAATAGCACCATCAGGAACGTGTTGTACAGGATCGAAGCAGTAGCCGCTATCCCGAAGTACCATGCCATCAGGACGAGTGCTGCGACCGCCCCGATGGTTAGTTTCTTTTTGGTTGTTTTCGTCATTTGCAACAGGTTTAAGCGCTTTTTAAGCAGTTGTTAAATGTTTGAAAAGTTCAGTTGAATGTTTTGGAATTGACCTGCGGCATCGCGTACCCAAACCCGGAAATACTCCTTGCTTGTGGGCCTGTTGATAGCCTTGTCGATAAATTCCATTGCCTTGTGATAGCGAGGGTCGGTGATCCTGGTTGCGTGCTTTTTAAGGCTTAAAACCTTGTCCGTGTCAAGCTCACCCCGGCTTCTTTCAAAGGCCGACATGATCAGCTCTCTGATCCAGGACTCAGCTCCCTCCATTGCATCGGCAAGCAGCTCGTCCAGTTCGGCCTTAGCAAGCTTGATGTAGCTTTCGTCGAACCGGATCGGCTCGTTGATACTCACCTCTACCTTGATCGATCTGTCGAAGTTGTACAGCGTGATCCCGCCTTTACCTTTGCCCTGAATCTTACCGCCGTTTTGCTCAACAAAATCAGCATACAGTTCCTCTACAATCCGGCGCAGTTCGCCTTTAAATAATGAGAGCTGCACGTGTAGCTGACATGCCTGTGATGCCATCTTTGAAAGCAGATTTTCAGCCTTTCGTTCGTACTTTGTAGTTCTGTTGTAGGGAACTTGAATACCCTGCTCATCCTTCCAGACCTTGTCCTTTGGGGCTTGCTTTACTATTGTTAGATTTTTCATACTCAATTTTTAAATTCGTTTGTTAGTTGTCTCATTTCGTGCATTATGATATGCTGCCTTTTGTTACAGGCCTGAGTCCATTTGTCCAGGACTTCCATTTTGGCGTAGTAATCAGCGTTAGGGTGATCGACTATCCAATTCTGATACTCTTCGATCTGATCGGAAAGAGCTATCAGTTCTTTGTTGTCTTTAAGCATAAGCTTTATCGATTTGTGCGATGTGCGTAAACATGAATGTGGTCTCGTAGACGTAGTTATTGCCGAGGTAACGATCTTTGAAATACACGTAATAAGCCATAGCTTCCACCTCGGTCAGCGACAGACTATAACCCGCACCTTTCAACCTGGCCTCCAGTTTCGCGCGCAGCTTTTTGTATATCCCGATCATGAGGACATACACCAACTTGTCTTCCATTTCACGCGGTTTATCCGGTATGATCACCGACTCGAAAAGGTTTCTTAGCGCCTCGGCTTGTTGTATGGTTAGTTTTATAGTCATGCTGTGTTTTTGTTATTCGTTATCGTATTGATGGCCTTTTAGCCTGGATAATACCAGGTTGTATTTAGCCCGGAAGGCAGGATCAGAAAACATCAGATCGTTGAACCTTTTAAGGCTGTTGATGACATGGGAATGATCCCGTTTAAAGAATTTGCCTATGGTATCATAGGAGGTAGTGGGGTGATTGTCGCGTACAATCCGGTAAAGGATATACCTGGCATCTACAAATGCAGACTTGCGGCATTTGCCCGTTAATTGCGACCTATAAACACCAAGACCGACAGTGACGGCTCTTATGATCGCTGTGATATCATAGGGCTTAGTTGCATATAGCGGCACTATACATGTGCCGCTCACTACCTGGATGCTGTATTCCGTAGGTTTGCAGTTCATCGGGCTACCTCCCTTTCCAATACCGGTAGCACCACTTTTGCAAAGCTTTTTTGAAGCATGCTGCGGTGCGGACGGATACTTTGCAGCCTGTCTGAGCTGTGGATGTGCTTATAGTAAGCGCGTAAGTCCTTCAGGTTAGTTTCACCCAGGCATTGCTCTACAAAGTCGGCATCACGGCGGTTCCAGTGGTTTTTCCACCACATCCAAAACTCCGGCTGAGCTAACAGGCGCTCCTGGCCGATCACGTCCGGGCCGCACTGCTTTTGCAGGTAATCCGCTGCCTTGTCGACCACAAATTCAAAGTGCTCATTCTCGCTCCACTCGATCATTGCTAATACAAGCTCGTGTGTGCGTTGGGCCTTCTCTTTTGCTGCCTCAGCAGCGGTTTTTCTTTTAATGGTTTGCATACGCTGTCCTCCTTATTTGGGCATGTTATGGTATAGCCTGAAAAAGTCCTCTGTTACTTTCACCCCCTGCTTATCGGCCTCGCGCATCACCGGCTCAAGGTAATCATGCAGCTCACCGTAGTTACCGCATAGCTGCTGTATCAGCTTTACAAGACTGCGCTCCAATGACAATGGGTCTAAAAACTGTTTGAATGAAGCGTCTACACCCGGCAGGATGCGGATACCGGCTTTCCACCGGCGCAGGAACTGCGGCATTCCGCTTGTGCCTTTGCTTACGGCCTTATTCAGTTTAGCAAGCAGCTCAGGCGTACCGATCAGCACCAATGAGCAGAAAGGGATAACGCGGTCGTACAGTGACTTAAGCAGTTGCAGTACGGGTACTTTCAGGTTCTCTGCCTCATCGATGATGATAACCGGCTCACCACCGGCGCGGCGTATCTCAGCCAGTCTGCGCGCCAGGCGTCTTTCCTTTTCAAAGGTGTTGCCACTGGTCGGTGATCCGGCAAGCTCACAGATGGCATTGATAATGTCGCCGATCTTATGATGAGCGCTTACAGTTATCCGGAAGGTGTTAACAGGGTGTTGGTTTACAAACCTATCGGTCGAGAATGTTTTACCATCCCCTGTGCCGCCAATCAGCATATATGCTTTCGGGTAAGCTTTTGAATCCTGCAAAGCAGCTATGATGGCCAGGAACTGAGGAGTTGACTTGATTTCCCAAAAAGCCTTCTCGATCTTAAAGCCGATGTATTCAGCAAGCTGTAAAAACCACTTATCGGCTATAACCGTCTCGTTAATGGCCAGTTCACCCTTAAGCATGTAGCTCAGGTAGCCCACATTGATCTTGGTAGCCTGGCACATGGCGTTTTGGCTCATGCCTTTGCTCACCATGTATTCATTTGCGGCCCGGATGATTTCTTTTTTTAATTGTTCGTTCATACTTTTGTTGTTCTATCGTTTGTTAATCGCTCAGGCACCGTTGCAACCGGGCCTGGGCTTTTTTCTTAATCCAGGTATTGGTTGAAATCGACCTTCGATTCCAGGTATTTTATCTGCTCCTCGTTCCAGTTTGAAACCGGCTTATCTATCTGCTTAGGTGCAGGGCGGTTACTGCCCAATCGCTTAGCGTTTTGCAGCCCTTCCTTTTGCTGACCGTTGTTCGTGAACATTAATTTTAATGCTGCCTCCTGGTGATCTTCCAGGGATAGTGGTGTATTCTCGATCAGCTGCATCATGGTATCGGAATCTTCCGCGTATGTGCTGATGATATGGTTCTCCTGGTCGGTATTGTATTGTTTTACCCGTTTGCGGTAATCAAAATGCTCCTGGCCCTGGTCGCGGATCGCCATCGGCACATATAGAGGCCGTTCGAGCATAAAGCGGTACTTATTGTCCTCGCTGATAGCCAATACCTGGTTAAGGTCGGTCTCATCATAGTAAACATGCCACTTCAGGTGAGATAAGGCTTTAAATTGAGGGTCGAAGGTGTCAAAAACGCGCTCTACACCTAATAAAGTAGGGGTTAAACCGCGTGGTTCCTGCTTGCTTGGCAGCATTGTTTTGCTTCCAAACACCTGTAAATACTGGTCTAAGGCCAATTTTGAGCGGTCATTTTCGGCCAGTTCAGCCCATTTTTGCACGTATTTTTCCTGCTTTTTAGCCCTTTCGCGGTGGATAATTGCCTCTATTTTGGCATAAACCCCGGCTTTATCAGGCATCTGATGCTTGATTTTATCGAGGTATTCGGCGTTTGGTTGGCTATCCTTATTAGACTGGATGCCGAAACCGCTCCAAAACTTGTCTAACTGGCAGTAGGATTTATTGAGGTACTTAAAGTAAGGCTCGATCACCTTAGCCTTAGCGTTACCCACAGCAGCCGGTGTGAACAGGTGCGACATTGCTGAGTAGAACGGCGTAAGCTGCTTTAACCCGTAACGGTCACTTTGTACCTGGTGAGGCCGGAAGGTATCGCCGAACAATTCAGCTATATGCGACATCGCGTTGCGGTTTGCCATGCGGATCAGCTCGGTATTTTCGCGTTCACCTATGGCGTATCCTATAGGGTACTTCAGGAACGGATCAAGCACTACCACCACAACCAGGCGCTTGTTATAATCGACATGGGTATTGCCCTTGCTGTCGGTTACGCGCTCCTGGTAAAGCAGCTCCGCAGTCCAACCGTCAACCGTAACCATAGCCAATGGGTAGGTAGGCGCTTCACGGTGTATCTGCATCGATCTTTTAGAACGGTGTTCACGTAAACCCCTGCGACCGGCAGTGGTGATATGCTCGAATTGCTGACGGTAGTTGTATATGGTTGCAGGGCTGATGGTCTGCCACCCGTTTTTCTCGAAGAGTATATTTGCGAGATTAGATATTTGCACATTATCCAGGTTATTATGGATAGTGAGGAGTTTGCGAATAGCGGACTCTTGTTTCTTAGCGAGGTCTGAGTCGTAACCGGCTTCTGATTTGCCAATCTTAGAAGTGTTTTTGTTGCCGAAGCGTTTACTGATCAGGCCGGGATAGCCCTCCTCTTTATAGGTCGCCAGTTTGCGTCTTATTCCGCGTTCACTGGCGGGGATATCTGTATTTTGCTCCTGGGCGATCAGCGTACACACCGATTGCCAAAAGGATTCCATTGTAAGCTTAGGTAATTCGTTCTTTAGTGCCTGTTTGTTGCCGTTTATCCGGCTGATCATGTTGAGCCATGATGCATCATTGGTGTACCGGTTGATATAAAGGCGTTCGCTGCCTTTGATATCCGAGTACAGTGTACGCCCATCGGGGAAAGTGAAGTTTTGAAAGAACTCTTCGGCTTTATAGTCTTTACGAACCAGGTTCTTGATCGGCTCAAGCGCGTGGTAGGCATATACATCACCGCCGAATGCCTTGTTGACGATATCCTTGTATTTGTCGGCTAACCTATCAAAAGGTATAAGCGTGACACGGCGATCATCCGGGTCTTTAATGGTAAAGTTCCAACTTTCGATAGTCCTATTAGGGATGCCCAGGTGTTCTGAGTCAGGCCCCTTTAGGTTTGCCATCTCCTTTTGGGTAAGAAATAAGAGCTTATCTATTAACTTCATCAATTGTGATTAGTACAGTGAACCCGGATGCAGTAGCGATCTGCTGATTATCCTCTAATCCGGGTTGGGTGTTAGTTTGCAAATGGTCGTGGGTCTATCAGGTACACGACCACAGTAGCAGATATCATTAGTATCACTGTGAATACGATTGCTTCAACAGCGGTCAGTTTGTAATACACTATGCGTGCAGGTAAGGCTTTCAGGTAATTCAATGCTTGCTTAATCATGATTCTTGATTTTGTTTGAGGTCATTTACTATTGCTTGTTTTTGTTCTCTAAGGGTGTTGTATGATTCCAGGATCACACCGTTTTTGCGCTTTCCGTTGACGACCAGGCGCACATAAGAGGCGGTAACTCCGTAGATGTCAGCTACGATGGTCGCGGTGTCGTCTCTTTTTTTATTTTCCAT